ATAATAGTTGACGAAGACTGGACTAAAGCTCAATACTTCATAGACGGTAGTTTAGTGGCTACAATGACCCTTGCAGATGGTCATGAAATCCCTCAAACTGGTCAGATGGGTCTTCAAATTAAGATAGTGAATACTCTTGGGGGCGCGGGTAATGATGTCTGGCTGGACTGGCACGTTTATGAATTGTCAGTAAATAAGGTTGATAGGGGTGAAGACTACATCAAGGCTGGATTTGTCTAACCTAACAGCATATCACCACGCTTGAGTGAGTTGAACAGGCGAGTATAGAATAACTCACGCAAGGAATCCAACTCTCTCATTACACTCGTCAGGTTGCGAACCGTAGCTTCTGTGATCTTCTTATCATCCTTAATCCCCTTAAGAGTATCCATGCAGGCTTCAATCATGTTAGATTGATCCTTGGTAATTTTGTTGATCGTATCAACTTGTGCTTGCTTTGTTATTACATCAGAATCGGACATTGTTTACCTCAAACTTTAATCTCTTATAATGTTTTATTCTTTGTCTTGAATGCTCTTCTAAGTAAGGCATTCTATCATAGAAATCGTAAAAATACATAGTGTCTTTGCCTTCCGCTTTGCGGATGCCTCGACCTAAACCTTGGAGCGTAGGGACTTCACCGGATAGTCCCCTAGCATTTACCATGTGGCTAATCTCATCAATACTGATACCAGTTTGCATGACGTTTGTACCTACAATAGTAGCTGGCTTATCGTCCTTTACAAACTTGCTTATGATGTCATATCTGCTATCAATATCGTCCTTACCTTCAATGGTATAACAGTTATCAATCCTTTCTTGTAGGTTCTCAATATGCTGCAAATTCTTTACAAGTATGAGAATCTTTGCTCTGGGATTTGATTGGTATATCTTTGATACAATAGTTTTAATCTTATCATTACGACGATCGCAGTTGACTATGCATTGATCGTATATCTCTAGGTAGGACAAGTTATCATCAATGGAAGATACAGGCGTATTGTCCACAACTTGGATTACTGGTTTCGCCAAAGCCCCATCTTTAATTAAATCTTCGGCAGTACGGGTGGTGTATACAGGTCCAAAAGCACCCTCTAAGACCATTCTAGCGTTTATATCTTTAGAGGTCTCTCTAGGAGGGGTAGCAGTGAATGCGAGCCTGTAGGAGGCATTAGGGAAGCTCTCAACGGCTGCTATGGTGGTCTCTCCTTTGCAGAACTGGTGAGCCTCGTCAACCATGAGTAGTTCTGTCTCTTGAAGGTGAGTGTCAATTATACGCTCAATACTTTGAACTGTGGATAACATCACCCTTCCATACTCATAACCCTCACCTGAATTGTATCCGAGATCACGGATACCACATCGCTTGAAGAACTCGTATGTCTGATTTAAGATGCCTTTCTCACGGAACAGAACGACTGCCGTAATGTCTTGATCATGTTGTAAGGCAGCAATACAGCCAGCCATGATAAGTGTCTTCCCAGATCCTGTAGGACTATCGACTATCGCTCTTTTATTTTTTAGGCACTGGTAGATTGCCTTTTCTTGATACTGTCTATAACTAAAGTTGCCAACAGAAGGTATAAAGGGCTCTTTTTGTTCGGGCTTGTTTTCCCATTCTATATTATCTGCCCCAATCTTATTAAGATCCTTTAGAATGCGAGAAAGAAGTCCAGTCCTGAATTTACCGTTAGCTGCAAAATATCTCTTCTTACCGTCCCATCGTTTGCTGCGATAGGCGGGTGAGTATTGGTAACCTGGAACAGAGAAAGAATACTTATTTCTTAAAGTGTTTAGTAATTCTGGATTATCTGTTTCTAATGTAGTAGTTAAATTGCCTACGATTATCTTCATATACTATAATAGTTTACAAAGATATAATAGGTGATTTATGAGTGAAGCTAGAAGAATTACGCCAGAGGTTACTAATCAAAGAGATCAGGCTCTGGCCGACCTGTTTGGGAAAGTTAAAGACACCAGCATGGTGGTAAACGATTTACCTTCTTTAGGTAAGTTTTATTTGGATTTCGAGAGCATTAGGATATCTCCTCTCAAGTTCTTAGACGAACAGCTTATCTTGAACGGTAAAGGCATCGAAAGAGATATTGTGACTGAGCTTCTTGAAAAGACAGTCGAGGGAGTTGATGTTAGTGAGCTTCTGTTGATGGATAAGACTTATCTCCTGATGAAGCTTAGAGAAGTTTCATATGGGGATGATTATGAGTTTGGTGTTGTTTGTCGCAAGTGCAATCACGAGTCCAAGTCTAAGATTCAGTTATCTAAGCAACTTAACATGTCTCATATTCCAGAAGACTTTGAGGACCCTAGATCTATTAAACTTCCAAAGCTTGGCGTTGAAGCACTGATCAGACTCCCCAGAAATAGAGAAGAACATTACCTGTTAGATACAGAGACAATTTACAAGAATCTCTACAGATTTGTTGTTTCTCTAAATGATAATAACGACCCGGTATTCATATCCCAAGCAATTGAAATGATGGCAATTGCGGATGTTAAGACTATTTTTAGGGAAGTGACAAACGCGACCTACGGTATTGATCCTAGATTCGTATTCAAGTGCGGGAAATGTGAGCATAAAGAAACGCTCGCAGTACCGATAGATTCCGGTTTTTTTTCAGTGAGCTAACAGAAACTTTAACCTCTGAGGATCTCCTTCAACAAGCCTACATATTAGTAAGCAAGATTGGTTTTTCTTATTCCGACGTTAAGACAATGACAAAAAAGGAGAGAATCTCTTTCCTTAAGTTCTACTCGGATGAGATGGAAAAATTAGGTGATCGCTATGAGAATTAACGGAAATCAAGTCACAACCCGACATGAGAGACCGACAGTCTTAGGACCTACCGCTCTTTTACTTTACTTTATAAACGACGGTCAGTATACTGATCCTTATGAGATCAGCGGAGTTTCGATCTTCGCTGCCTCGGACAACCAATACCCTAGTTCTGTCATCACGCCAGGGGGTGAGATCCGCACCGACGCTACCGGGTCGGTTCTCATGCACTTCTCCAACGATAGTGCAAGAACAAGCCATGAGTCCTTCAATGTCTCTAACTACACCCCAACGGCAGACACCCCAGATAGCTCTGGCATCTACAAGCTGGATACTGGTAAGTATGCGTGTGTCCTAAACACAACAGGTATCTTACCTAGTGGAGTTTTCAACCTCTCTGGAGATACTACTATCCTCAACCGAGTGTCGGCTACAGGAGATTATCTTGATGTCTGGACAGTTAAGAGAGTTGCGGGTTCTGACCTAGACACAATCATCAATGAGTTTACTCTCACTGAAGATAGATTCTTTGGCGTCACTGAGCCCCTTCTCTTTAGAGTTGCTACTAGACTTGAGAATAACTTCTTGGTTCTGGGATCTAAGGTAGACTTGAAGTTTACTAACGAGTTCACAATAGAGAATGCGAATATTGATCGTAGTATCACGAACTTATTCAAACAATCTTTAGTTACAGATCCTCAGCTTGAAATCTATAAGAAGAACCAGGACAGAAACTTACCCGCTAGGGTTACTGTTTCTGGATACTCGGACACTTCTGGATACATGGATACTACATCCGAGAACACTGTCGTGTTTACCTTTGATACAGACCAACTGAAGTCTCACAGCGAATTAACCGCTGGTAATTTGGGCTCGTTGACTGGCACTTACGTGGCTAGACTCAAATTCAATGCCCTTAATCAGACCATTGTATCAAATGACATGGCCTTTATCATACGCTAGCATCATCAGATAAAGAGCGTCCAGACTTTGTATCTTCTCCGCTTCGGATCGAAGGTAGTCTGGACCCTTCTTTACTAGCATTTCATTCCAGTCTTTGTAGGGGGTGGTAGGAACAACCGAGAACAGGTCATCTCTCCTAGACCAGTGAGCGAGGTCCATAAACTTCTTGCGGCCCTTAGTTCCTGCTTCGTCGTTATCGAATGCACAGACTAGAGGTCCTTGATATTGACTTAGCTGCATAATCTGCTCACGGCTCGTAAAGCAGCTTAGAGTCGTCGTAGCGTTCAAACCTACTGCCTGAAGGCTTAGGCAATCAAAGACTCCCTCAGTAATATACAGAGGCTCGTGAGAGGAGTAATTGAAAGGGTATAGAACTTGTGAGCTTTTCAGTTCTTTGCAGTTCAGATACTTCGGATTCTGACCATTCAAAGATCGACCCTGGAAGTAGAAGAGTTTGTTGCGAGAGTTAATAAAGGGGATGATTAATCGGCCCTTGTATTTACCATCCTTCGCAATCATAAAGCGGAAGCCCTGAAGCATACGGCTTTCGACCAAAGGGTGAGTATCTATATCCTCAAAGTTCTCTGCTTCGTCAAGACTGCTTTTAACCTTACGAGGATCCATAGCTTCCACAGGCTTCCTGTAGCCAAGCTGCCCGCCAGTCAGGAAGTCTTCGAATACGAACTTCTCATAAGCTTCTTGGAAGGAGCAATTCTCCAGGTAAGCATAAAGCTTAACGAAGTTACCAGTCTCACCAGTCTTGAAGCAACGCCACAGTCCTGTTTCCAGATTGATGGACATGTGCCGCTTATAGTCATTGTCTATGAATAATGATGGAACAACTAATTCAACATCATCACTCGCTAGTCTATAATTAGACTGGAACTTGCTCAAGCAGTATTTTCTAATGAAAGATTGATCCACCATGTTTATAAATAATATTAGTGCTTCTCGCAGTGACATCATAGACCAGTGCCTATGGAAATACAAGCTGAGATATATAGACAGGCTACCAGGATTTGGTGCCAAGAATGAAGACGCTTTGAATTTCGGGTCATTCATTCACAAGATATTTGAACTTGGTTATAAGGAGAAAGACCTTAAGACTCTTCTGAAGATTGCAGAGCAGGAAAGAGAAGCTTACAAGGTTCCGTTTCGTGAGAACGACAGGATGAAAACCTGTTTAGAGAACTTCCTGATCTGGAATCAGCGTATGGGAGAGACAGTCTCAACCGAGCAGTCGGTTAGCATCCCGCTCGACGAGAATAGTGACATCAGCTTTGTCGGCGTTATTGACCGTGTAATCAAAGGGACTGATGGTGGATATCTCGTTGTAGACTACAAGACATCCAAGAGGGAGAAGAAGAAAAAGACCCTCATGGACGACAACCAGTTAAAGGGATATGCATGGGCAATTCACATGCTTTATGATGTTCCTTATGAACAAATCTACTGTGCTCACTACTACCCTGTTACTGGTAATTTCGTTGCTGTGAAGTTTACGAAGTTTCAGATTGAACGCTGGAAAAAGCTACAGATTGAAAAAGTCTGGCGTATTCGTAAGAAAAAGAAAGATGAGTTTTGGGCTCAACAGAACGTATTCTGTGATTGGTGTGAATATAAGGAGGCTTGCCCTAATTTCCAATCAGAAGAAGTTGTTTGCAAGCGTCTTGAAGAGCAGCGAGAGCTTAAGAAATCAACGTCTAAGTGACCCTGATATTATGGGTCTGTAAATCTTGTAGTCAATATCTCTTAAAAAACTTTCTACAACTTCGTCATTGAAGCCTGAGTCAACTGTAAGGAACTTGTTGACAGTCTCTATCTTGAGAGGCTTTCTGCTATCTAAGCACTTCAGCAGTCTTATCTGAAATAAACTCGGCATTCTTTTGCCATACTTGTAAGACCACTTGTCCACGAAGTCGCTAGAGAAAGTAAAATTAAGTAAGTCTATTGTTTCTATTAAATCCTGTTCTAAATTAGCCATAATTCTACCCCTACATGATAGGTATGCCCTTTCTTAGTCTGTATATAATTATGATATTTATCATAACTTATATCTATGACCTTACAATACAAAGGGATTGAGGAAGACTTTAGAGAGAGGCTTGAGGATGTAGACGTTAAAGAACGAATCATTCGAGCCCCTGAGACCTCCATCTTCGCATTGCGTCCAGGGGACATTGTTCAATTCAAATACTTCAGGGGAGCCCGTATAGGAGTCTACCAAGGCTTAGTCGTGTCTACCAAGAGATCTGGCGCTCGTGGATACAGGCTTACCAAGGCTGCAAATACAATCTTCCAGGTTCTCACGTTTGAAGGGTTAAGTGATGAAGTTCTGGGATTTGTAGTAAATAATCTATACAAGAACAGAATATTATCCCGGTATCTTTCTGTTAAAAACAGAATGAACGCTACGGATAAGCGTATTAATTACAGCTACTTAAGAAATTTAGGTAGAGCAGACACAGAACTAACTGAGCAACTTAAAGAATCAACCATGGCTAGACGAGCATTAGGCAGAGAAAATAGGGCTGGGTTAGTTAGTGCTTTAGAACAAGGTCAATTTAAGACATTTAGAGTTGAAAAGATAACTGATGTCTACTCGATATCATTACTGGATCCTGAGGTAGCGCAGTAAGTATGGCAAGTGACAGGAATATAAATCTCTTAAATGAAATGACTCAGGAGAATACTGAGGCTATTCGGAGAACAGTTGACCCCATAATGCGTCTTAACCAGACCAATGGAAGTTTGGCGTCTGTTCAAGCCGATAACCTTAATGAAGTTAGATACTTAAGAAACAGCTTACTTCAACAGACTAACGTCGCTAATAGGTTAAAAGATAGTATCACCAAGGCTGACAAGATCAACACAAAGGCGTTAGGTCAAAGCATTACCCTTAAAAATATAGTTGATAAGAACAGTGCGGCTGTCGAACAGAGTAGGGTCGGCTATCTTAGAGCAGCAGAGATGTTTGTTGATAACTTTGCTGCTGGTATTAGGCAGACAACAGGCGGCACCTTAAAGTTATCCGAGCAATTAATTCTTACGGGTCAAAACTTAGATTCCTTCAGAAATGTAAACAATAGACTTCTTAGCCAGTCTGGAAGAAACTACGATGCCATTGGTGACTTTAATGATGCTATTTTAGAAACTGCGGAAACCTATGTTATATCTACGGATACCCTTCTAAAGGGCGTTGAGAAATTAATGAAGGACATTGACCAGTTCTCTTTATTTGGACCCGATGTTGCTGAAAAGATAGCAGCAGCTACCGCTGACACTACAGGTAAGCTCGCGGGATTAAATAATGAGGCATTACAAAGCTTCTTCAAACTGTTAAAACCCGGTTTAGAGGGTAGAGCAACTAGAGAGCTTTTAGGTCTTCAAAGGCTTCAAGAGCAAATGGCTAGAGGTGATGTTGATGGAGACATGATCGCCAATAGCATTATGGACGTAGGTAGGCAACTAGAGTCCATAGTCGCAGGCAGAACCCCAGACGTAGGTGTCGAATTATTAAAAGCGAGAGGTTTAAATCCTGAAGACTCTGCTGCCATTATTGGAGCATACCGAACTTTACAATCTGGTGATAAAACTTCTAAAGATCTTTTAGCGACCCAAAAGGAGCAAACTGAAACCATTGTAAACCAAACTGAGTTGGCAAATAAATACTACCAGAGGATCGCACCCATGACTTTAAATGCGGTTACTTCTCTAATCGCACCAACCATAATGACAGCACAGATCCTTAATGGTATTGCTGCTGCTCAAGAAGCTGGAGCGTCGATAGGGAGTCTCGCTGGCTTTGGTTCAGGAAGTCCTAAGAAAGGCCCATCTAAAGCTGCTGGTCCCTTTGGATATATGAGATCTGGACTTACCATGCCGTCGCCCCAAGGGGGCTTTTCCACGCTCCCACCGCTACTGCCGGGTGCCGGTGACAAGCTTATTGTTGGTGAGACACAAAAATTAGGTAGAGGGTTCAGTAGAAATATAGCAGGTTTAAAAGGCACCTTAAAGACTGGATTCTCCAATGTAACGACGGCTATTAAAGGTCCACTCGGCATAGGGGCTGGTGCTGCCATAGCGAGTATGATTTCTTCTCAATTTAAAAATGATAGTGTTATTGGTAAATCTGTTGAAAATGCAGGAGAATTTTTAACAATGGCCGCTGTCGGTAAAACTCTAGTTCCTGGGCTAGATAAAAAAGGAAGTGGGAAAGCATTGGGAGTAGGTGCATTGCTTAGTCTAGCAGATCCTGCTTTCGACTACATCCAAGAAAAAGGTGATATTCAACAGGGGACTTTTGCGGATAGCGTCATGGATGTTGAAAGGAGAAAGTATCAATTTGCACAGTATGGATCAATAGGAGGTTTCCTGGGGATGGCTATTGGAGGAGCCGCAGGGTTTGTGTATGGAGCAATTGAAGAGATCCTGGATGTGGACGGAGACAGGAAGCTTCAAAAAGAACAACTGGATGAGTTAAAGAAGCAGAACAAGGATAAGGAGAGAGAAGCCACGCAGTTACAAAGAGCAAAGAATGCGAATAGTGACTTTGCACTCATGGCTCTTGTAAATAAAGTTCAAGAAAGTCAATCTGCTTTACTGAACGCAGGTAATGAAAAAACAGTGGAGGCTTTAAATAAATTAACAGAAGCGGTCCTGAAGGGCAACCAGGACCGAAAGACCATTGATGCTGGGAGGGCAGCAAAGGATTTAACCAAGTAATATGCCAAACACTCAAGACGCAATATATAAGGACAGTAAAAACCAGACTCAGGTTTACGCAAGACGGCTTCATGAACGGTCCTTCTTAATGTTTGAGTATTATGGTTCAGACAGTCAGGTTACCAGAGCGCATATGCCCTTCCTCCAGAACATTAATATTACAGAAGTAGGCAAAGCTAATTTAGCTTCTTACAATTTACTAGGAAGAGCAGGGCAGTTATTCTCATATGGTGGTGCAGACTCTAGAAAACTAAGCTTAGAGTTTGAGTTAAATGCTCTTCATTTGTTTCACCTACAGCAGACCGAGGGACTTACTGATCGTCTGATGAGGACAATTAAGAATACAGATAAAGAACAGGATAGGCGTAGTTTCTTTGAGCCATCTAACAAATTTAAATATGGCAGTCAAGGAACTCCATTTGATTATTCTGCTAATGCTGTTTCCGAACTTAAACGTTTCTTTGGAGAACAAACCATAAATGAGTTATCAAGTAAATTAAAAAGTGTAGATCGACACCGCGCTGAACCAGGGACAGACCCGAAGGTCGATCTCTTTCTGGCTAATACTTTTGACGGTCCTGTGAC